AACTCTAACTTGGCTTACGCTACAAGATTATTCACAGAACATTCAACAACTAAACAAGAAAAAATCAATATTTTAAGAAGATTTGATGATGTTGAAAGTTTAAAAGAATCTAAAAATCTTTATAGAATCATCAAAAATGAAATTTCTAACACTTCATTAACTGAAGGTGTTTCATTAAATGAGTCAATTGAAAGAAAAGTATCTAAAGCACCTGCTTCTGGATCTGCTGTTAATTTGATTGAATCAAAAACATATGAAAATCCTCAGTTCTTGAGAATGAAAGATTTGATGACAAAAATAAAATAAATAAAAAAAAAATAAACTTTTTTAAATAACCGTATATTTATTTATACATAACAATAAAAATAAAGCTAAAAAAATAAAAAAAATGGGAGCATTATTAGAATCAGGTCTTGTTGGTAACATTGGGTTGAAACACCTTAAAGTTATTAAAGAAGATACAATTAACAAATGGGACAAATTAGGGTTCCTAGAAGGTCTTAAAGGCCACCTAAAAGAGAACGTAGCACAGTTATATGAAAACCAAGCTTCTCACTTGATTAACGAAGCAACTTCAGAAGGTTCAAACGGAGCTTTTGAAACAGTTGTTTTCCCTATCGTAAGAAGAGTTTTCTCTAAATTGTTAGCTAACGACATCGTATCAGTACAAGCAATGAACTTACCTATCGGTAAATTGTTCTACTTCGTACCTCGTATCCAAGGATATAATCCTCTTGAAGCTGGGAACGCACATTATCCACCAATTGGTTCACCAAACAATTATGAAATTCCAGAAGCTCTTGGTGCTGGTTATCCACCTGCTGCTGGTTCATACAAAAAGAATCTTTATGACTTATTTTATGAAGGTGCTGAAGCTAGTTTAGATCCTGCTGGTTTATTTGACTATTCAAAAGGAAAATGGTCTGCAGTTACTGTAGCTACTGATGTTATTAAGTGGAGTGCTGATGGTGGTTTAACTACTTCAGGTGCTGTTCAATCTTACCTTGATAAAGTTAATGTAAGAAAAGTTCTTTTACAACTTTGTAATTTTAGAACTTTAGGTGAAGGTGCTGGTAAATTAATCGGACCTGACGGAAACGAAGTTGATACTGAAACTTTCCTTTCTGACCTTAAAATCTTCGCTAACGCAGAAATTAGTGTTGAGGACGAAGCTTGTCAAATCGTTGTTGGTCAACCACTTTTATTTAGAGTTGTTACTCAACAATATGGTAAAGGAATCGTAAATTACGGTTCTAAAAAAACAACTTCATTCCCTGATAGTGGAAATGGTGGTTCTTACTATGACATCTGTGATGCTGAAGGTTGTATCTACTTAGAAGTAGATCTTTCTTGTCCAGCATGTGCTACTTGTGGTGCTGACACACTTGATGGATATACTGGAACAACATTAAATGAAGAAGGTTTTGGTGCAAATGCGTTCACTGCTGTATATAGAACTTACGAAAACTTGGAATTCCAAGATGAAATCGGTGAAGTATCTTTTGATCTTGAGTCAGTAACAGTTTCTGTAACCGAAAGAAAATTAAGAGCTCAATGGTCTCCAGAACTTGCACAAGATGTTGCTGCATTCCATAACATCGACGCTGAAGCTGAACTTACTGCTTTACTTTCTGAGCAAGTTGCTGCTGAAATCGACAGAGAAATCCTAAGAGACCTTAGAAAAGGTGCTGCTTGGACTTTGAGATGGGATTACAACGGATGGAGAAGATTGAACTTAACAACTTCTTACACTCAAAAAGATTGGAACCAAACATTGATTACTGCAATCAACCAATTGTCTGCACAAATCCACAAATCTACTTTAAGAGGTGGTGCAAACTGGATTGTTGTATCTTCTGAGGTTTCTGCAATCTTTGATGATTTAGAATACTTCCACGTATCTAACGCATCTCCAGAGCAAGATCAATACAATATGGGTATTGAAAGAGTTGGAACATTAGCTGGTCGTTACCAAGTGTATAGAGATCCTTACTTCCCACCAAACACAATCTTGTTGGGTCACAAAGGTACATCTTTACTTGACACAGGTTACATCTACGCACCGTATGTGCCTCTTCAATTAACACCTACAATGTATAACCCATTTAATTTCACACCAATTAAAGGGATTATGACAAGATACGCGAAGAAAATGGTTAATAACCGTTTCTACGCTCGTATCACTGTTGATGGTGTTCGTACATTTGATTTAAGAGAATTGAGATAATCAAAATCTTAAAAATATAAGGAAAAGGTCAGAGAAATCTGACCTTTTTTATTTGGTGTAAAATTGAATGGATTATAAATTTATTTTTTATATAATTATACATATGAAAACAATCCTATCTAATGATGATATTTTGGAAATCATTTCTTTATATCAAAATCAAATTCCCAGTACTCATAAATTAGCAGAAAAATTTAAAGTAGGACATAAAAAAATTTCACAAATTTTAAAAAATAACAATATTAAAATTAACAAAAAAAGAGGTCAAGTAAAAGATTTCCAAACTTTAGAAATCGAATCTGTAAAGACAAAAAAATATGAAACAGATGAATATGAATTTGTTGCTGTCTGTAAAAAAACAAAAATAACTATAAATGATCCAAACAATTTATCTGGTAAATTAACAAAACATATAATTGAGAACTATGGTGATGTTAATATACCCATTAATAATTACCAAAGAAAAAAATATGAAATACAATATGGTAAAAAATGGTATGAAGAATATTTTGATATAATAAAGAAGGAAAAAAAAGAAATAAGAAAATGTTCGTTATGTAAATGGGAAACAACTGATATAAACAACAAAACCGGTTGTTTTGAGCAACATATCATTAAAACACATAATATTACAATTAAAGAATATCTTGATGAATTTCCATTGGAATATAAGTTTCATCCAACTCTTGTTAAGAAGAGTGAGTTAAATAAAAGTGAAAATATTGTTGTTTGTCAAATTTGTAATGAAAAAATGAAATCAATAACAAACACACATTTGAAAAACAAACACAATATGGATATTGAGGAGTATAAAATGAAATTTCCAAATTCAAAAATCGTATCTGAAACAACCTCAAAAAAATTAAGTGAGTCCACAAAAATATTAAATCAAACATTGGAACCAACTTGGACATCAAAAGGTGAATCCGAAATTAAAGAATTTTTGGAGACCTTGGGGTTTGATGTTGTTAAGGGTAAAAATAGAAAAATATTGGAAGGTAAAGAAATTGATTTGGTAATTCCTAGTTTAAAAATTTGTTTTGAATATGATGGTTTATATTACAATACCGAAAAGATGGGTAAAGACTCAAAATATCATTTAAATAAAACAATTGATTGTTTTCTTATGGGTTATAAACTATATCACATTTATGAAGATGAATGGGTTAAAAATAAAGAACTTGTCAAAAATAAAATCAAACATATTCTAAATAAAAATGATGGGATAAAAATTGGGGCGAGACAAGTAAAAATAAAAAATATAACTAAGGAACAAAAAACCAATTTTTTGAATGATTTCCATATACAAGGAAATGATAAATCTGATATATTTTATGGTGCATTTTATGGGGATACAATGGTTGGTGTCATGACCTTTAATAGAAAAAGAAATATGACCAAAACACAAACCGGTGAGTTTGAATTGTCCAGATATTCAACAAATTCTGGATTTATTGTCAATGGTTTGGCTTCAAAAATCCTTAAAAAATTTATAAAAGAACATAACCCAAAACAAATTATTAGTTTTGCTGATAGAAGATGGACAATTAGTTCAGAAAATAATTTATATACAAAATTGGGATTTAAACTTACATCAGTTGTTAAACCATCTTACTATTACTATAGTTCAAAAATTAATAAATACAAAAGATTTCATAAGTTTTCTATGGGTAAAAATAATTTGAAAAAAAAATATCCCAACCTTGATTTCACCAAATCTGAATCACAATTAACTGAAGAACTTGGATTTGATAAAATATGGAATTGTGGGTTATTTAAATATGTTTTGGATTTAAATATATAATATTAATTCAAATCCAAATATTGTTCATTTATTTAGTAAAAAATTTTGATAATGAATAATCTTATTTATATTTATATATATAACTAAATCACTATGAAAACAATATTATTTTTATTTTTAATTTCATTATCCTTTTTTGGTTTTAATCAGTGTAACCAATATCTTATCTACGAAAGTTTTTCATCGTCTCTACCAACCCAACAAGGCACTTGGGTTAATACATCTGTTTTATATGGTACTACAGCATCGACGGCTCGTACTGGTGTGAGTTATTTAACATTTAACGCCGTAAATGACGCTATGCGATTACCACAAATAGCAAATCCTGGTGTTTTTAGTTTTTATTACCGAAGAAGTTCCACATCAACCGGTACTCCGAAATTTTCAGTTGAAACCTCAACCGATGGTTTAGTCTGGACTGAACGGTTAGCTGTCACATCATTTTCAACAACATATACTCTTGCTTCGGTTGATTTGGGTGCATTGGGTTTAACAAATATTTTTATACGAATTGTTGATAAACGAGCGTCAGGTAGTGCTGAAAGATATGTTGATGATTTGGGTTTGACATCAACGGATGCTAGTGAAAATACACTAATTCCTTTTTTAGCCGCTTGTAATCAAACACTAAATGTGAATTACACATATACAATAACAGATAATCTAGGACCAGCATCTGGTAATTATGGTGGTACGGGTGGAAACGGTTTAAATAGAACATTGACATTCACACCATCTGATGCGACAAAAAAATTAAAGCTTTCTTTTACTAGTTTAGATTTGGAAACAAATTATGATTATTTATATGTTTATGATGGTCCCAACACTTCAGCAACACTTGTGGGGACTCTTACTGGTACGACAACACCAGCAGATATTACGGCAACCAACGCAAACGGAGAACTAACATTAAGATGGACAACGGATGTTTCAAACACCGGTTCTTGGGGTGGATTTATTGCAACATTAAGTGTGCCAATTGGTCTTCCAGTTGAGTTATTGTATTTTGAAGGTATTGCATACCCTACACATAATGTTTTAAAATGGGCAACAGCTTCGGAACATAACTCATTTTATTTTGACATAGAACGATCAACAAATGGAATTGACTGGAAAACAATTGGTATAAGTCCGGCCGCTGGAAATTCAAATACTCATTTGGATTATTCTCATTCGGATAAAATTGATCAATTTACAATTCATTATTATAGGTTAGTCCAATATGATATTGATGGATATTTTAAAATATATGGACCAATTGTTTTGAATAATGAAACCAAAACTAAAACAGTGATTAAATATGTTAATTCATTAGGACAAGAAGTAGGATTTGAATATAAAGGCGTTCTATTTGAGATATACGAAGATGGAACTTCTAAAAAAATTATTAGATAATTCTATTTTGAAACCACTCTAATTGCTTTTGAAATTACTTCAGTTTCACCTATTGTGTATGCTCCTCTACTATATGCTGCTTTAATGGACTCTATTAAATAATATGTTGCAGCTTCTTTTTCCATTGTTGTAAGGATTGCATCCAAATGTTCCTCATTTAGAAGTTCAATCGTCCCAAATAAATTACCAAAGTTTGTTTTTGTGTTTTCCATATTTTAAGATATTTATAAAATAATGATAAGTGATATAAGGATAAAAGAAATAATAAGGGAGGCAACATCATCTGGTGGGAGTAGAGGTTCTTATATCGGACCTTTGGTTCCCGGAGTTAGAAAATTTAAAGACACACAAAATGGTCCTTATATAAATCCAGTTTCAAACTATGACTCACCAGAGTTAGAATACGACAGTTATGATGGAAAAATGGATACACCTAAAAATAAAATAAAAAAAATTGAGGGGATAGCAAAAAAAGTTACAAACTATATGAAAAAACACCCAGATGTTTTTACAAGTGATGACGATGGGAATAATATAAATGCAACACCAGGAAAAAATAAAAAAATTGTCCCAATAAATGAAGCAAATTCATCTGTTACTGCTGGTGAATTTAATGGACCATTTTCATTAGGTTTAAAAAAATGGCCAAAATCAACACTAACTCCTTTTGATTATGTGGTTGATCATCACACAAATCACCATGCAAAAAAATCAAATCTAAAAAATAATAAAAAAAGTAAAACATATTATAAAGGTTCAGAATTTTTTAAAAAATTAAAAGATGATACACATCCCACACACACAATAAATGAAGATTTGGCGGTTTGGTTTGGAAAAAAGAAAAAACCAAAGGGTTCATCACAACCAAAGGGACCTTGGGTTGATATTTGTCGGAAAGTTGATGGAAAACATCCACCTTGTGGTAGAAAAGATGCCGACACCGGATCTTATCCCAAATGTAGAGCAGCTGGTGTTGCCGGTAAAATGTCCGATTCACAAAAGAAAGCAGCTTGCCAACAAAAAAGAAGAGCTGAGAAAAAAGATCCGCAAAGTGGTAAGGGACAAAAACCAGTTATGACATCATATAAATCCAAAAAGGAATCAATTGATTCCTTGGTTGGTAGAATTATCAGTGAGATTAGAAACTCTTTCTAGAATATTGTGTAGAGAATTTTTAATTTGAGAATTTATTGTGTCCTCATAATTTAATCTTCTTTTTTCTGTTTCCGTATCAAAGACATAAGTAATTCGTTCCCAATCTCTTTTTGATAATTTTACATCGTAGTGATATATGTGATTTGTTAAATCAACTCGACCATCATTCATTGTGATGAATATATCCATTTCTTTGTTCTCCAAATATCTTTTATTCGACATTGGGGCAATCATAAATTTTGTATTTTTGTGTTTGATTGCTTTAAGACATATAAGAAAACAAGTCTTTTCATAAGAAGATATTTCTTCTTCTTGGTTTGCAAAATTTACACCACCTTTTTTTGACCAAATGTAAAATTTTAATTTTAATCTTTTGAAAAACCTCTCAACTTTAGACATCATAGTTTATATTTTTATTGATTTATTCTACAAATATAAACAAAAGAATTGAATCTAAAAATTAAATTTTAAAAATTATTTTTTTGTCCACTTACCACCTTTAGAATTGTACCTCTTTACTGCAGCACCATTACAATACGCACTTGGACAAACATCATATCTAGCCCTAGCCCAAGCTAAAGATTGTTGCCATAATTTTTTATTAGTTGCAACATTCTTTTTCTTTTTACCTTCCATCATCATATCCTCATCATAATCACCATCTTCACCACCTTCGGTTTCATTCATTAAAAAATCAAATACTTGATCCATATTATTTTTGGCTTCAGCAATATGATCTTGAGCCCAATCGTGTCCGTCTTCTAAAATAGATTCTACCTCATTCTCGTCAAGGTCAAGAAGTAACTCACATTGTCTTTTCATTTGCTCAAGGTTAGAAAAGAACATATATCTTGTTGACCTTTCTTCTTGTTCTTTTAAAACTTTTTTTATTATTCTATTTAAATTCATAACTATTAACTATTAAGCCCATCTACACCACCAAGGGTAATCATATTTAATTGTGTAACTGATGTTCCATATCCATCTGTCCATACCGGATGTGGGGGTGTAATTTGATTTAGAGTTATATCACCAGTTGTGAAATCATTACAAATCTCACAAACTAAAACTTCAGTATTTGCACTTCTTGGTATATTACCAGTACAAGTACAGTCGGTGAAAGATCCACTCACTAAAAACGGTGCTTCAAAATCATTATCCTCAACCGCAATCACATTAAAACACAATTGTCCTTCCCAAAATGGACCTTCAATCGTATAATATTTACCAATTGGATTTTCATAAAAGAAATTAGCATTTACGGGTCCCAATAATTCACTATCGGTACATGCACTTACAATATATGACCAGTTATTATCTTGATAACATTCTAAACAACTATCATACATTACAACAGAAGATATACCTTCTTCTATTGAATCTGTGGATTCTGAAATAACCGTAAAACAACCAGAGTTTGTTTCACCAGTAAAATTGACATAATATATATCACCTATTGTTATTGTATTTTCTCCTGGATTAACAACAATATTAATTAAATCATCACAACTTTTTATTAAAAAATTTGCCATTTTATATTTTTTTATTTTTTATTCACTATTTAAATTTTTATCTGTTTCTTATAAGTATTTGCTAATCCAAAAGAAATCATTTTTAAAATTATTATATAGTCCTCCAATCATTTGATGGATTAAAATAAATAACATTATTTCCCGAATCAATTTGATAACCAACAATTCTAACTACGTCACCAGCACCTATTGGTGCGGTTGCAGTAATTGCTCCATCGGTTGTTGATACATATAAAATCGCACCAGTTGCCTCTGTATATGTTGCAGATCTAACATAACCTCTAATTAACATACCAGCACTTGCAGTTGTACCTAAAGCTATTGCTAAAAGTCCTGTTGATCCTGATACTGAGTCGGCATCGGCAATAGTCCATACTGAAGAACTATTTAAATAGTATAAATTACCTGCAGTTAAACTACCTGAACCAAAGGTAACAATATCACCATAACCACTAACAGATGATGTTAATCCAGTTACTGGGTTGTGAACAAATTTGTAATCACCAGCCACATCTAACTTTCTCGTTGGGTTTGACGTACCAATACCGGTGTTTCCTGTTAGAGTGTTAAATAACACATTACCTCTTACTGTTTCAATAGCTGTTTCAGTAAATGCACTTGTTGTTGCAGAAATTATTGGATTATAATAAATTCCTCTTAAACTTAAAGATCCGCCTGTGTAGTTTATGGTTGGGTCTAATACTAATAGATTACCATTTGTTGTACCAACAATCATATTAGCCTCTGGACTAATTTTTACTGAATTTATTGTAGATGTTGCCGTAGTTCCTGTGCCGCCATTCCAAGATGTACGACCTTGAAGTATAATTCCATTTATTGTAGTGTTATTCTGTATTCCTAAACTATTATCAATATTAAACCCATTTAAATTTCTACCGATTAGTCTAGAAGGGTTACTAGTGTTGGATGGATGTTGGTTGATAAAAAAATCTCCATTGGCAACAATTTCAGGTGCTGTAATAAAAATCCTATTTGAAGGTCCAAATGTAATATTTTCGTTACTTCTAAAATCATGGTTAATTCTAAATGTGGAAGCTGCTGTTTGTGCGATAGTAAGTGTTGTTCCAGTTATTCCTGAAATGGGATTACCATTTCTATAACCAAAATATCTTGAATCTGCAAATTTTATACTACCACCACCATTACTACCACCAGGATTTGTTGATCCGCCACCATCAATAACCAATGTTTCATCTATTGGCATTGTTGTTCCGGTTCCTATATAAACTCTCCCAGTACTTCCGGAAATTAACATCCTTGTCTGTCCAGAAGTTTTAAAGGTTAGGTTTTGATTATCGTTAGTTCCAATATTAATTGCGGTACCTAAAGAGTTACCGTTTTGAAGTATTGATGTTCCTTGCCAAGGTATCCAATTATTACCATCAAACCTATATGTTGTTAAAGTATTTGTTACAAATACAATATTATCTGTTACCGCTGTTGTGTATGACCAGTTAGGTGATGATGTTCCCGTATATTCTGCGATTTGATTGTTTCTTGTTGACCAACTACCCGTACCACCACTTATTAGATATCTATCACCAATATTTACGGTAGTAGCACTTGTTCCTGTTATTGAGATTACAGGATCTAATTCACTACTTGTTGTAGACCCTAAAGCCCTCCATTCAGTATTACCACTAGTATCAATTGCTGTTAAAACATATCCAGCAGTTGAACCTGATGTTACTCTTAATGTTTGTGTTCTAGTATTACCAGTTACAGTTAAGTTTCCATTAATATTTGTTGTAGTAGCAGTTAAACCTTGTAATGAAGTATTACCAGTAACGGTAAGATTTCCATTAATTATTCCAGAAGTTCCGGTAAATGATTGTAAAGAAGTATTACCAGTAACGGTAAGATTTCCATTAATTATTCCAGAAGTTCCGGTAAATGATTGTAAAGAAGTATTACCAGTAACTGTTAAGTTTCCATTAATATTTGTTGTAGTAGCAGTTAAACCTTGTAATGATGTATTACCACTAACAGTTAAATTTCCACCAATACTTGTATCACCAGTAATAGTATATGATCCTGGTAATGTTTTACTATTA